CGATTTCGTTTGCAATTTCTTCTGAAATTAAATTTTTATCCAAATTTTGGAGCAAATCTTTGATATTCATATTTTTTATACAATTACTTATCTTTGTTTGTTATCAAATCGTTTATTTTTTTTGATTGATAGATCGCCTTCGTAATTAATCTTTTTTGCAACGCCCACCGCAGCATGATTTTTTATCACACTTTTCAGTTGCTGCTTTTGCGACTTTTCTTTTAACCTTCTCGGTTAAAATTTCATCGAGAATTGTGTCTGCTTGCGAGTATTTATTTTCGCAAATGCTCATAACAAATTTAGAATATAAGGATTTTAATGTCATATAAGTATTTATACACTTTTGAGTGCATTAATAAAATTGATTACTTGTTCTTTTAAGAAATCTTGTTGGGCTTTTTTAGGAAGTTTGGAAATTTTCTTCTCAAAATCTTCATAAATTGGTTCGAACGCACCAGATTCGCCCAATATCCACTTTTTCGATTCCAAGATACCGTTTACGAAGGCACTTGGAACACTTGGATCAGCTACAACGTCGATTGCGACCAATCGAAAATCGGAAACCATTGATTTACCGTTTTTTTCGGTTAATTGACCCAATGCGCGAGAAGAAACACCCAATTTGACACCATCGGATATCAAAGATTTAACAATCTGGCCCATTGGTGTTGATAAAATCTTAGATTTGCCTTCGAATATGTTACCGTTTTGTTTTAACTCGGTAACTACGTGACAGGCTCTTTCCAAATTAACCGTTGGTGTGTTTGGATGCTCCAATTCACCCGTTGCGCGGTTTTCTTTGATCATTTCGTCACTATAACGGGTAACTTCTTTTACCATCTCTTCGAGAGGGTAGATTCTGTTGTTTCGGTTGGCTTCGTTGGCCATTAAAAACGGACCTTGGATGTGTAGAGTCGGGTTTGCGTTGCGGTTTTGCTTTTCGACTATGCATTTAATGTCATAATTCGGTGATTCTACAATAAGTTTGTATGGTTCCATATAGTGTCTATAAATTATTTATCTTTAATCTATGCAAAATCCATTATAGATCGTAGACTTTATTTATTTCGTCCTCAACGGTTTCTAGCTCAATCTTGGTTTCGTCGTTGACAAACCCTTTGTATAAGAGCTTCAAATACAGTTGATATAACTTCGAGTCAAATTGTTTTATATCGCCCAGAACTCTTATGGTTCGGCTGTTTTTATCACTTCTTTCATTTGAGCGTTTGAGCGTATTTACAAAAAACGCTTTTCGGTTTTCTGTATTGTCTTCTTTTCGATGAATCTTTAAAGCTGTAAAATATTTGTATTGAGTATCACGTAATATTGTGTTCAGATTTGTGTAATATTCAATTGGTCTGGTGTGGTGTTTTACTCTTTTTGTTTTCTTACCTGATTTTTTATAACCACTGAGAGATATATCCTTTGGAATTTTCTTTTGTGGCGGCATTCCTCCCATATTATGATCAGAATTGACGAGGTTGTTGTCTTCTCTATATTCTCTTATGAGGTATTGGACGTAGTGCAATAATTCGTGTTCGACGTTTAACACCAAAATTCTTTCTGCTGGTCCTGCTGCATTTATGTATATGTTTCCATGATCATCGATTGTATTTTCTTTCAAATCTTGATCAAACGACCAAAAGTAAGCAGAGTTATAATCTTTGGGTTTGTTTAATATGAAAACCTTTATTTTTGGTTTCATAACATTCAAGCGTTCAAACGATGTTCCGCTAAAGTCTAAATCAAAGGTTTGTGGCTTTATAGTCGATCTTCTGTAGAAATTTTTGTTTTCAGACTTTATTGTTTTTATAGATTCCAAAACAAAATCAAATACATCCGACCAAACATGTCTCGGAACCGCAAACACACCTTCTTTTAGCATTGAATATTTGTGAGAAAGGTCCATTTTAAATATTTAGATGTTTATCGGTTAAAATTATGAATTTCATCGATTTGCTTTCAGCCCATTTTGTCGCTGCTGCCCATTTTGCTCGATTTGTAGCATATCTATAGGATTCGTATAATAGTGTTTTTGCGCTTTTTCTACCTGTGTCAATAGGTGGGGTTGTTTGGCTTTCGGGTTTAACTTCGATGAGATATTTTTCTCGATTTCCGTCTTTTCTAACCATTTCGCAAACTAAATCCACAAAATATCTGTGTAATTTACCATCAACTCCTTGATAGGGTATGACAACGCTTTCACTACCCCATGTTAAAACATTTTTATTGAAATCCAACCAACGCATAGACTTCAATTCTAATCCAGAACGGTATACTATCGGATAAGACCCTTTGTATTTTTCTGGGTTATTGCAACGATATATACCTTGTTTGAATCCGGTGCTTCGACTATACTTTTTCACAAATTAGCCGCAAAAGAATTTCGGCGGCTCTGCGTCATAACCGTTTGCGATCATTTGGGCTTCGAGTGCTTCTTTTTCCTTGACACCAGCTTGATATATGTCTGTATAGTTGACTTGTTGACCACCAAATAATATTGTTCCGGTATATTTTCCACGGATAAATCCAATGTTTTCTTTCACCAATGCCATCGCATATTTGTATACCCACAATTGGGATACCAATTCTTTAATCGGTTTCAAAACTTTGCATCCAACCAAGCCGTAGTATCTACTATTCATCGATGGTTGTGGAATTATTTTTAATATTTGCTGTTCGGGATAGAATCTCAAGTATGGTGTCATGCCTAACATTTTTTCACGAACATCTAACCATTGTTTGAGTAAATGCCAAGTAACCAAATCGTATCCAACATTACCTAGCAAGTGTCCGAAGTATGCTTGTTGAGCAATAGTGTGTTCTATAGTAAACAATGTATTAACACCGCTATTGTTTCCTTGTTCGAACGAAAATACTTCTACAACTTTTCTCCAATTGTTAAGATCGTAGTCGTAACCACTACTCAAACCATCAACCAATGTGCTTGTCATGTCTAATGTAGTGTTGATTAATTTATCGACAGGTAGACCAACATTAGGTATGTATAAAGATGAATCAAAAACCAAATATTCTTCGGTTGTTCCTGCAAACTTTGTGAAAAATTCGATACTATGATCGATGATTTCGTATATCTGTTCGTTTGCCGATTCGACATCAATCATCGGTTCACCCAATTGGCGACGAATTCTTTGAGCCATTAACTCATAGCTTGTTACTTTCGGACTAAACGTTGTTGATCCAAATGATGTGGGTAATGTTGACATGTTTTAAATATTTATTAGGCTGGTTGTGCTTCGGCTGTTGGTGCTGCTCCTGCTCCTGCTGCTGGTGCTGCTCCTGCTGCTGGTGCTTCTGCTCCTGCTGCTTCCGCGCCACCTGTTTCATCACCAAACGGCGGAATACTACCTGCTGGTGTTCCAACGCCACCGCCCATTCCACCGCCAGCATCCATCGGCATACCGCCGCCACCGCCGCCAGCGTTCATTTCAGCTTGTGCGGTATTCATCGCTTCTAAATGCTCTCTCCAATTTGGTCCGAATTGTGCAATTTGTTGTAATTCCCACGCCAATGCTTGGTCTTTTCTTTTCCATTCCATGTTTTCCGATATTTTCTCATCGGTCATTCCCAAATAATATCTTTGAGCGAATGTTTTTGAAATCGAATCGTTGTTGGATAGGTTGTTAAAGTTGTTATATTTCAATTCAAACAATTGTTGTTGTCTGATTGCGAAATAACTTGCTGGTGGTGTAAACGCCAAGTCAAAATATGACTCATGCATCTTGTATTGTTTCCACCAACCACGAAGTTTCAGGTGTGTTACGAATGCGTGTTTAAATCCTTGAGCAAATGCTTGTTGTATTCTTAAAATGAATTTTGCAAATCTCAATTCTTCTCTTAGAATTTCTGCACCGTCACTAAATGTTTGTTCGGGCGACAAACGGCTGATCGGAACTTTGAGAGATTGGTATAGCTTCTTAACGAAATATGACAAGTCTGATAGCTCGCCCAATTGTCCACCGCCTTGAATCGATTCTACGTCTGAACCAGCTTCACCGTTTCTGCGAGCGAACCAATAATCGTCTAACATCGAAAGAGGTTCGTATACGTTGGATGCTCCGGGTGCGCTGCTCGATCCGTCAAAAACTTTGCGGTTTCTATATTGCTGCATCATTTGTTTGATGTAAGCTTCGGCCTTTACAGGTGGTAATGATCCGACATCGATTTTAAACTTCAATCTCTCTGGCGCACGAACCATACGGTATATGATGATTGCGTCTTCGATCAAAGATACTTGTTTGTATGCTCTACGACAATTTTCCAAGAAAGGAATTCTTGTGGTAAAGTCTTCGTTCCATATACTAGAATGTATGTAAGTAACTTGCTTACCTTCTAATGTAATAATCTGTTGTTGCAGCGAATTTATAGGATTTGTGTTTGTGTTTTTAAGCTGGTTCGCCATGTTTCGATTAGCTTCGATATCAACAGGCTTTTGAAACAAGAAATTGTTAATGACTGTGTTTTGTATATTGTCATAAACCGGATTGATCAAATCACCGGGGATTGGCAAGCATCCAACAACGCCTAAATCTGTTTTTTGTTCGTGGACAACGTTTTCAAAAAACACTTCACCTTCTACTAACCAGTTTCTACAATAACCCCAACCTTTTCGTTCGAGTTCGTAAATGTTTATGAACTTGTAAAACTCTTTTTCGATTTCATTTTTTTCTTCGGGTTCGAGTTTGTTGTGAGATTGAAATCCAATAGTTACAATTCGGTTGTTATCATCTTTGTTGATAAATTCGTCACAAATTTCATCCAAACAGTCTGACACTTCCGCAAAAGCGGCCATTCTTCTATATTCTGACAGTCTTCTAACTTTATCCGTGTCAAGCTTTGCGTAAATGAATTGGTGATATCCCGCATCGGAAGAAAACCCTGCTCCTGCTCCACTTTGGTCCCAAGATTGGTCCAAATAAGGACCAGTCAGAACCGACTGTTTCATTATTTTGTAATCGCGGTTCTTGGTTATCCGATTAAACAACTCATACTTTGGATTACTTTCATCAACATCTTGAACAATGTTGGAATATGGAAGTTTTGATAAAATGCTGGATATAAACCCGCGCCCTTGGTCTGGTGCGTTACCGGATTTGCTGTAAAAATTAGAAGGCATAAAAATATTTAGTTAAAGGTGGTTTATATTCAATGGTTATATCGGATACAGCGGGTTTGAGCACACGGTTATACCCAAGGTCCAAGGAAATTGAATATTTACGGAATCTGGGAACGAGCTAAGATATGGTAACATTGTGTCTGTTGTGAATTTTCCGTATCCTGCTTCGTTTTCTGCTATTATATCGACGTATCCAACAGTTTTTGGTGTTTCTGGAAAGGTGAATACAACAATATCATCGGAAATTGTTGTAAAGTTCGGTATTAATACTGCTTCAAACGCAGGATAGGCGTTTTTTATTCTGTTACCACACGCCGAAAACGGATTATACTGCGTTGTTCCAGTAAACATCGCAGGATTCGATGCACTTAGATATAAATTTCTTAAATTTAATAAAAGCTTTCCACGAACGAGAACGTCAATGCTGGATGCGGGTGTGTTTGTCCCTACATAAATTCTATTTGGGTATATTCTGCTCATTTTAAAACTGTGGTCGCGCTGACAATGACAATGTTTCTGTTGAAAAATCATCAAAACTTTGTAATAGATTGTTAGAACCAGAATATGATTTAACTTCGGAATCTATCGTGTATATTTTACTATAATTATCGCCAATCTCTTTGAACATCCAACCTTTTATTGTAAATCCAGTGTCTGCGGTTATTCGATACGACTGGTTTCCCTGTAAATCGAGTGGATAGTTCAGTGTCACATCGCCGCCCCACAATACTTCCGATCTGATTTCTACTGGAAAGTTTTCGTTTAAATTTGGAATTTTCCAAGAAATTACAACATACGGATCGTTATATGGTATGAAATTCGAAAGAATTTGGTCCATGTCGGATTGCGTTTTGGTGATCATCGTCATGTTAACACCGATATTAACAGGGACGGGTTGTAATATACGCTTACCAATTTCTAAACTTGTGGTTCCGTTGTTATACGGGACGTTGAAACCATCAATTTTATTGAAAACTCTGGTGTTGTCGCGGGATATTCTCGAAATGTTTACTGCGACAACGGGAAGAACCAGCCCACCGGGTGCTGGATTATTTAAAGTTTGGAAAACGCGAGATTTGGGGGAGTATACGTAAGAAACCTTGATAGAACTAGGGTTCGTCATCAAAGTTTTGTCCTTGTCGTATCTTTTTATGACAATATCATTGAACGCACCGATAAATTGCTCTAATAAAGTTTGTATTTCCCAATTAAACGTGTATTTTTGCATTGAAACTACTTATTATAAAATAAGTAGATGCTCAACACTTTAGACAAATCTTTCCAAAAAATGTTTGGGAAGATGTCGGGACTCTCTCTGTATGGCGTTGACCAATGTTCCGTCCAAAATGTATGTAATCGAATAATCTTCTATCGATCTTGTGCATCTTCCACTCATTTGGATTGTATTGTCCAACATCTTCATCATATACTTCCGAGGATTTTCCTTGAACATGCGTTTGATTCGATTTGAACCCAAAGGAAGATACGGTGCTTTACAAACAATTTGAAATCTGCCCAACTCATCATCCAAGCTTACGCCTGTGTCCAATGATGGACTAACCAATATAGTCGGCTCTTTGGAATCGTGGTGAATTTTCAATATTTGTTCGTTTGTTGCTCCATCTTCTCTAAAAAGAAATCGCGGATTGCCTTTTACTTGCTTTTTAAACTCTTGGGTGATCTTATGAGTATGCGTATGGATAAGACCCTTCTCATCTTTGTGGTTTTCACACAATTCAATCGCAGAAACAACCAACTTCGGCAAAAGCATATCCATATTTTTGAAATTTAATGCATATTTTCTGCTACAAACAATCGGAGATTTCTTTGTGTCGAAAATCGAGTCTATTTCAAAAAATTCATAATCGTCTTTAGCGATACCCAAAGACTTTGCATACTCTTCTGGGTCTGATATCGTCGCAGACATTAATAAGATTTTATCTGAACTGTTAAAAATGACACTAGCCAATGGTTTGATATCGTATGGTGTAAAAACCACTCCATCAGCATCAACCTTCTCAACCATGAATTGGCACGGCCTCCAATATTCCAACGAGTCTCCAATGGTGGATGTTAAATTTTTTAATCTGAATATTTTCTGAGACATTTTGGAATCAATCGAAGAGAATCCAGAACTACTTGTTTTTTGGGAAGCTTCGGCCATAGCGTCATCCAATGCGTTGTTGAGTTTGCTGTGAATATCTCTCAACCAAATTTCGGCTTCTTTTGCATCATCAGATTTCAAAGGCTTAAAATCGATGCGTTCATATTTCAGATTTTTATAGTTTAAGCTGGTTGTGTATTTTGCGACCAACTCTTCTTCCAACTCACCCGCTTCATCAAGAATCAAATGCTCTCTTTTTTTCAAAAAGTCGGGCAAATTGAAAAATACGCTGTAATTCAGAAACGCACACTTCGATGCCAACCCCAAATTTCTGTTTTTGTAATAAGGGCATCTGTTTTCGTTGAAACATCTTTGTTTTTGCTCTGGTAAAATCGAACAAGGTGCAAATTCGGCGGTAAAATTGTTGTCTACGTCACATTCGTAGTTATTTTTACCTTTTATGACGTAATCATCATAAAATATGTTTTTGTATTGGTCTTGAAGTGACTTCGTAACGGTCAAAACGAACGCCCCAAACGGTTTTGCGTCTAAAAATTCGTTGGCAACCGTATAAGCACCCTCTTTGTTGACCTTGTATATCTGATAAGTCTCTATCAACGATTCTAAGTGTGGATCGATGTCTTTTGAACTGTCAGCAATCGTTTTGGCGATGTGAGACTTGCCCGAACCTGTTGGTAACACACCGATTGCAACCCTTTTACCCGAACTCCATATTTTTTCAATCTTATCAAGAGCATCGATTTGTTGTGTTCTTGGTGTAAAATCTTTAGGAAAGAAATCTTTTAGCATTTTTACATTGTAGCACCTTTTGTCCATAGATCAATAAGTATTTTTCCATGCTTGAATTTAAAAATCCTATCCCTGTAATCACACCAATGGGTCAAGGTTATGCGATATATGTCAGAGACGGCGGAACTTTTGAAAACGATATTTGGTGTGTTGTTTTGGAAGATGGTGGAAAAATCTTACATTTTCGATCCGATCATCTGAAAATGTATCAAAATGCGACATTTGACATTAAAGGGCAATAAATATATACATATGAAATTTGAAAAATTAGTCGAAAGCTTTTTAAACGTATTTTCCCCAGAAGAACCCACAATCGAAGAGGGTAAACATTCCTACAAGGAGTATGGTGAATTGATTGAGATAGCAAGACAACTCGGTTGCGCTATAAAAGAAACAACAAAGGGGCATATTTTAAAAGCACCCGAATCTATTGCAGGTAGTTTGCCCTTTAATATGAGAATGTTAACGGTTGATCGTGGCGACAAGGCGATTTATCCAATTAAGAGATGGTTGAAAAACTATCTTAAACTGAGTCATCCAGTTATCGATAAATTATAATTTTTCTGTGTAATTTGCTCGGTCAACGACTTTTCTCACACAGTTGCAAGCATAATAGGCAAAATTGCTTGTATCCCTGCTGGTGTAATATCTCCCGTAACACTTGTTACAATTCTTTTTGGGATATTGTTTTAGTGGTATTTGGGTAACGTCTAAGATTTTAGAGTCGATTTCGGGCATCTCGAAGATACATCCTGAAAAAACACTATATACTATTAAGTTTTTGTTCATTTATCTTTAGTATTGTATCAAAGAATTTGTTCTTTGCAAGTTTTGGTGTGAAAACTGTTAAATTCGGCTCTGCTGTAGAAAAGTGATTTGATAGTGTTGAAATTCTGTAATCAAACTGTAACACATTCTTGTCATCGTCGCGTGTTATTTTAAAGGGGATCGGAATTTCAATTTTATCTTTGGATTTTTTTTCAGAATCGATCAGGAAAACCAGATGGAAGTTTCGCTGGAAAAACAGAACAATTTTTCCTCGTTTTAAAACTTTATTTTTAAGTTCAAAGGTAACGTTTTTTTGCAACAAGTCTTTGCAGCATTTTTCAATGTGTGTTCCGTTTATTAACATATTATTTGTCCATGAAAACGCTTTTTTGTGCTGGCGTCCACTTTAAGATGGTTCCGTTGAAATATTCCCAAAAAGTTTGTTGGGCTTTCTTGTTTTCCAACGTGTTGTTTATATTTTTTTGGGACCGTGTGGGTATTACACCTGTTGGGATGATGCGCGTTCCCTCAAGCGGGACGGATCGCCAGTCTTGCATGATTATATCCCAAACAATTAAGAGATTTTTCGATGCGGCGTTATAGGATGCTTGAAATCTCGGTGCTCTGAATCTTAAAACCTTTTTACCCAAAGCTGAATTCAGCAAAAGGGGATCAAGAGTCATAAGCATTCGACGGGTTCGGGGTCTTCTGTCTTTATCCCTGCGTGTGAAAATTATTTCCACAACGTTCGTCAATGCTAATCTCTTTAAAGCATCTCTAGATAGGGCCATTATGCTGTCTTCGCTTCAACTACACCGAAGATTCGGGCTTCGCTCAAGAATACAACATTCTTCAAACCATTAACGTTTGCGGCTTTAATTCCTTTATCATTGGGGAACATGATATGGTCGCCAGTCTTGACCGTTTTACACCCAACTCCTGCGAGAACAACTTTACCAATTCTCCAAGTAAAAGTAACTGCGTCAACAGGAACCCATAAGTTTCCCCGTCTGACTTCTCTACCATCGTCAGATACGTCTACGTATTGAACGAACAATATATCGTCTAAAACGGTGGTTAAATTCCAACCGTCAAGATTAATGTCAGAATTTTTATAGTTTTCAAGCTCTACTAAGCCTTTGTTTAAGTTTTCAGTGTTAGGTCTATCGATCATGAAAACTATTTACTCATGTTTTCAAATCTTCAAGTAACTTATTATAACGAATCAGTTCTTTCTTGGAAATTTCTAAATTTTGACACACAGTTATATCGTCCACCGCCTCTTTATCCTTGACCTTTTTAGTTTTTTTAATATACGTTATTCTTTTGGTGTATTTGGGTATAATTTTCTGATAAAACCGAATAACGTGGTCCCTGTCATATTCGTCTTTAGATATATTCCACCTGTTATATGTAAGATTTACAATCTTGGCAACGTCAGAGTTCGCCATTGACAACCAACGGTTCAGCATGAAAAGACTCAAATCGTTTTCATCTATCGGAAACGATTTTGTTTTTCGCAAAATCCAGTTTAAAAGTTCAAAAATGTTTTCCATTTTTATTTTTTCTTTTTATGATTTGAGCAGTTCCGTTTTCGTATTGTGGTTCAAAGTTTTCTTCTAACCATTTATAGGCAGCTTTTATGTGTGGGACAAATATACCATTTCCGCTGGTGGCAAAATCAACCAAATACCAATCGGTTCCGCGCCAATGTAAAGTAAAACTTGCCCAACACCCCCAAAATCCACTCTTTTCATCAAAAATAAAGGTGTTATGCTTTCGTGTTACGGTATACGAAATGGCACATAACAGAATATTTTCAGTATCATTCAAAATCTTTGTATAATTTTTTAAAAGTTTCGGCGGATTTTGCCCATTCTGGTGTATTCATACTGTCACCCAACCCAAAGTGGATTGCGCGTAGAGGTATTACGCCCATTTTTAGCTTTAATTTGTTTGCCATTAAACAGAATGTTATATCGTAGTGGTGAAAATCGAAATTTTCGTCAAACTTTAAACCGACTTCCAATGCTCGGTTTACATTTACGCCGATAAAAAGACCATCTATAACCAATGCTCTGGATTTTGTTGGACCGAAACAGGTTGTCCATATGACATCATCCTTTCGATGTGCCACTTCTCCGACAAAATCTTCTCTTTGTGACATCATATGCCATGCTGGAACAGATGCGGTCAAATCGCACTTTTTAGAACCCGCCAACCCGATGATATCGTAATCGGAAAAACCGTTTATAATCTTCTCTTCGAAAAAAAGGTCATCGATGATAACATCATCATGAACAAAAATGATATATTTGTCTCGATATTCTTCCGTTAGATACTTGTTGTATACTTTTGTTAAGCCTGTCTTGTTATTTTCTACAATGTCCGTTTGTTTGTCCATCTTTGATTTCTCTAGGAATAACCCTAACGGTTTATTGAGTAGTAATTCAGTTCCAGACCCCTTCGTTGCGGTAACAAATAGAAGATTTTCGATATTTTCCATTTTTATAGTGTAACAGCTTTGATTAAATTGTCAAATAAATTGTTTCTGTCTGGGATAAGTAATTTATAACATGCAAAAGAGTGTGAAAAGCAAAAAAACCAAAAAATCTATGAAAAGTTCCGTTCCTCAAGCTTCCCCCAAGCACAAAAAAGAAGTTAAGCGAATTTTAGACGCTAATATGAAATTAATCAACTTTAATGAATCGGAAATTCCGTTTATTGAGAGTTTTGTTAAGCATCTTTTAGTCGAACAGGGAGAAAACGATAGCGAACCTATCGAAACGACTCCGACACCTTCTAGCGTATCCGCGCCTTCTGATTTCACACCAGAAAAAAATGCCCAAGATTTTGAGCAAAGCCTTTCGCCTGAAACTCAACCCGAAACTTTCAACACCGAAGGTATTCCTGCTCACGTAACACAACAAAACATCGATCAAATCAAAACATGGGCTGATAAACTCGATGAGTTCGCAAACTTCTTAAACGATCCTGACAAGGGAACATCATTACACCGTATTTTGGCTGATGCTGACCGTCCCGGAAGTCTCTTACGTGGTGTAACCCGTAAAGCATCGGATTCTATCACCAGAATTGCTGGTGAAGTTGAAAAGTTAAAAGAAGTTCTCAACACCTTCATCATCACAGCACCTAAAAAGATGCGTGATCAAGACATTCAAGGAACCAAGTAATGAAATACAAAGATCATACCGTTCTAGAGGAACTGTATGATACCATAGCTGAAAATTTAGGCTATCGTATCAAAAAGTCTGAAAAGTCTAAAATATTCGATGTTTTAAAAAAGCACGGTTTAGACGGAAACGGTAGATTTGGTAATGTATCCAAAGGTATTGCCAGATTGAGCGCGGCTTTACAAGAAGTCGGTTATGAATTGAATATGGTTACTGGTGACATTCTTTTGGGTGAAAAGGGTTCCCGCCTTTTGGGTTACAGAAAATACTCAGACGCTACCCAACCGTTCGAAGAACACCCAGAAATTGTCAACTCCCGAATATCTTTCAATTGGGAACTGTTGCGCACAGACGAGCAAGGCGATCCCGTCTACGAAATCCTCGCTTATCCGAACTAATACAAGTTTTTTAAAACTTCGTCAGTCGGTATCTCGTTTAATTCTTCTTCAACACACCATTCGTTGAAATCCTTGTATTGGTTGTTCCACCGATAAACGCTTTGGGAATCGTTCAGCAATCTTAAAACAGTCTTTTTGGTTTCTTCGTCCTTCGAAACGGCTGTATTGTCAATAACCCATATTTTTTTATGGAAAGGAAAGAGTTGGAGTTGTTTTTCTTGTAGCTCTGTTAGCTTTAATCCTGCCAACGCGACACCGTTTCGGATAAACATGGCATCGATTGGACCTTCAAACAAAAAGATATACTCAAAATTAGGATCGATTTTATCGATGTTGAAAACGGATTTGTCTCCACCGTATTTTCCAACGTATTTCGGTTCACTACCATCCAAACTTCTGGTTTGGTAAAAAATTACATCCCCTTTTGTGTTATAGAATGGTAATATCAATCGATTTTTGTGATACTTGTCATTTACAGATATAAAAAAATTGTCTACTCGATTCACGGCAACATCCAAGCGTCTTTTTTTGACATATTCCAAAGCTCTTGAAAAGTGAATATTGTTTCTATAATATTTTTGCTGACTTTCCGACAACAAACTAATCGAATCGTGTGGGAGGTTTGATTGTTCGACAATTTTAGCAGAGTTTCCGCTGGAAATTGTTTTGGAAACGTCTCTTACGCTGTCACCCGCTTGCATTTCTGCATAAGACAAACCCGAAACGTTATGAATCCAACTTTTTGCAGACCATGAACGGTTGCAGTTGAAACAATAAAAACTTTTAGTTTTTGGATAGTAATATAATCGCTTCTTTTTTCCCCAAGATTTGCCTTCGTGACAAATCGGACACCCGCAATTATATGTTCCTTCGTATTTGTTGAACGTAGGTTTACCCGAATAGGTATAAACAGCGTTTAAAATATAGCTTTCAGACAACTCCACCCTTAAAGTGTAGCAAACTATCTTGAGCTAGTCAAGATGTTTTATTAATCTGTTGAACGGAGATAGTCTTCATCTCCGAATGGGTCGTTGGCGTCGATACCAAACTCATCTGCTAACTCTGGCGGGATTCTAGCACCCTTTTCATCTTCTTCGTCTTCGAGTCTATCGTTTGCGAAAATTTCTGTTGGGTCTTCGGATGTGGTTGATAACTTGTCCAAGTCTGCATCTTCGGGATCGACATCATCGGATGGATCGTTTGCTGCTTTGAACTTACCGTCCATTTCGATCAATTGACCGTCAGTAACCATCTTTTCAATAACCTTGGAAACTTCTTCGGAATCGTGACCGTATCTTGCGATATATTGCACAATTTCTTCTTTGGTTGTTGATTCCTCGTCAGATTGGCTAACATAATCAAAGATATGTTGCTCCATGCTTGCGATAGATTTATCGACTGATGGCTCTGCAACGTATTCTGAAAAATATTCTCTATCTGGGTCTTTAACAAAATTAAAGAATCTTTCTCCAAAACGCTTTCTTTCAAGCTTGCTCAAAGAATGACCGAGAAAGGCATTATTGATAGCTTCTTCCCATTCTGGAAGGGTTTTTGCCTCTTGTGACATTTCTTCATTTGAGAAATAATTGTCACCACCGTAGCTCTTTAAGCCACTGATCGCGTGTTGATACAATTTCTTGAATGGATTTTGGTCGGAAAGACCGTTGATATCGGATTCAAGTTTATCAAAGTCGATAACCATTTTATTGTATTGTTTTGGTTTGCGACCTTCCGCGATGTTAAGCATGTGCTCGACTAATAGATCAAATTTTGTTTTTTCCATATGAAATTTTAAATATTTATCATTTTACGGCACAATAATCTCTTTTTCTGGCGGTAAATATAAATCCGACACTAAACTTGAGTCTTCTCCATAGAACCCGCCTGTCTCGCTAACATACAAAGATGCCAACATAATTCGCTCTTGACGGTTTCCAAAAATCTCAATCATCGGTGGACAATCATCTTTTGGAAATACTTTACCATCTCCTTTGTGATACGATTGTTGGAAAGCTTTGAATATCGCATCAATCTCTTGACGATATACCTCATCAATGTCGCGGGTTCCGTTTTCTTCAATAGGAATATTTGAATATTTTGTTAACGGTAGAAAGAAAATGATATCATACATTTTCAAAGATTCTCTTGCGATTGTTACGCTGGTATCTAGAAAATCATCCGAAAGTTTACCGTTGAGATTCAACCACGATGAATAAGCCAAATTGTCAATGGCGCAGCGATCAAATATTACGTTATCACTTTTATCGTAACCCAAAGATTGGTCGATTAGTGCGTTTAAAATTATTTTTTGACTTTCTTCGGTTCCTTCTTTGCTGGTTGGAAGGTTTTCCTCTTTAACATAATCACGGTATGTTTTGTCCGGTCTTTTATACATCGGCCATTTCATTAAAAAATCATCAATGAAAGTGCTTTTTCCAATATTTTGTGTTCCGATTACTGCTATCTTCATAAAAATTATTTACTGATGCATTTTGAGTTTTCAACTATCTCTGGGAAGTAATGTAAAATTTCGGGTGTGTGTTCGTCGCAGTAAAACTCTCCCCCATCACCAAACTTTGTGGCATACGGTGGTATCTCTGTAATCTTAACATTTTCGGTTAAAATTTCTGGATACAACTTGCGAAGTTTTATCCCAAGATTTTTTATATCTTCTGTTTCTTCTCGATACACGTTACAACTAACATCGATTGAACACGTAAACAGAATGGATTCTAAAATTAGCTGATATTCTCTGGCTGTTAAATTGACATTTACTACATCATCATTATTCATAATGATTTATATTATATCAAAGTTGGCAAAAGTCAATTTTTATATTTTAGCCGCTTCGGGAAAATCGGATTTTGTAATTGCCTTTAATGCGTCCAATTTCTCTTTGTAATTGTCAGAATTTGCGCGATCATTCGTAAAACCATATTCCTTTAAGAAGTTGATTTTTTCTTTATCGGATAAGTTTACGAAATCGATAAACATGTTCAAAAGATCGATTGTTACTGTCTCTGCTTCTTTTGGATCAGGCAACTCGCTTTCGGTTTCTGGTGGAATCTCGCCAGTCATGCCATCGGTTGGTGGTGTTGGGGCGGCGGTTTGTGGGTCTATTCTAGGTATATCCTTGATTTCCGCTGTTTCTTCGGGTGCTTCTTCTTCAAATAATCTGCGGTAAGAATTTTTAAAGTATTCGTTAAATTTTGATTCCATATATATACTTATAGCTGTCCTGAATAATTACTTATATGAAATATTTAACAATTTTACTAATATCCGTCATGGCCCTACTTTCAACGTCATGCACAGTCTATACCGAAAAGCGATCAGAAGCTTTGTCACAAGCTGTCACAGCAACCTCAGACTCTATCGACGTTGCAAGATTTGATCTGGCGAACCAATATTCGAAAGAAGCTGTAAAGCTTGCGTTTCCACCAAAACACAAAATAAAAATATCAGGTTTAGTGACTAAAAAAGAAACCGTAGACGCCAAAACTTCTATTATAACAACAAACACTGTTACGCGAATTGTTGTTCCGAAAGAATTGGAACGATCTGACATTTTGGTTGTGGGTTCGCCTGAATGGGAAGAACTTTTAAAAAATAAAGATTTTGCCGAACAATTAAAGATTGATAATATCAACCTAACCACATTGAAAACCAATGTTGAGAAAGAATTGACCAAACAGAACGAGATGCAAAACAAAATGATCCAAGATTTGAACACTATGCAGAAAAAGCTGGTGGAAAAGGACTTGGCTATTCTTTGGAGAAATATTGTAATCGTTTCTCTTATTGCTACAATGGCGGCGGCTGTTTATCTGCGCATCAAAGGAATCCTCTAAACCGTGCGGAACTTTTTTGGTGCTACTGTTGAGCGCGACCAAACGATCAACAAGTTAGAATCTGATTTATTAAAAAAAATCAAAGAGATTTGTCCACCGGAAGCACCCCCGAATTCTGTTAAAGTCAACGAAACTCGGTTTGTCGGATTTGAGGATGCAATAAAAGAACTAATTGCCATGTCAAAACAGTAAATAGTTAATATATGAATTTCAAAAAAATCGTTAGCGAGAACTTGGACAACATGATGGCTGATATCAAAAATATGAAAGATACCAGTCAACCAGACTCGACCCAAATATCACCAACTCCGACACAACCTCGTCCTGCTGCACCCGCTTCGATGTATGAAATTAGACTTAATGGTAAAGTTCTGGTAACGGCAAAAAATAAACAAGAACTCTTTCAAAAGATACAAACCATTCCTTAAAACTTATGTGGAACACATTCATGAACATGGTAAAAGGTGCTGGTTCGATGTTAACGAACAGCGCACCACCAAACACGCCACCGGAATATATTGACGAATTAAAGGAAACCAATTTTTTAAGAAGTAAAAAATTCTTTATCGTTTTTAGTTCCTTTTTAATAATCTTGGCATATTTCGGCGTGGGAACATTCATTTTGTTTTTAACAAGTCCGTTACCCGACATCATCGCACCGTTTGTGACAATTTTTACCAAAACTTTGGAAGTTTTGGTTATCATCGTATCAGTATATCTCGGTCTTCAAGCTACTTTAGATTTTAAATACGGTTCAAACTCTAATGTAAATTACAGTGGAGAAAATAAAGTTACCACCGAAAAGGTTGAACAAGTAATTGTTCATAAATACGCCGAAAAATACAAAAACGACCCAAGCTACGCCCCAATCGATTGGGCTTTAAAGGATGACAAATAATATGACACCTTTAAAATTAGGAAGTTTCGGGTTAGAGGTAAAAACATGGCAAGAGTTTTTAAAAAAGTCTGGTTATAACATTCCCATTATTGATGGTGCGTTCGGTCCCGTAACAGATTCACAAACAAAAGCTTTTCAAAAGGCAAACGGTCTTACGGTTGATGGTGTTGTTGGTCCAAAAACTTTCAAATTCGCTGACAAGTCCGATCCGACAATAGATTTGACAAAAAAATGGCCAAAACAAAACTATGATTCTATGGTGGAGTTTTACGGGCCTGTTGGTGAAAACCAAACATCAATCGATGTTCCATATCCGCTGATTATTGCGTGGGAACCATCTCAAGTTATAAAGAAGATCACATGTAACGAAAAGGTTGCACACTCTTTGTATAAAATTCTCGAAGACACTTTAAAATCTTACGGTCAAAAAGATATATCCAAATTAAAGTTGGATTTATTCGGTGGTTGTTTAAACGTTCGCAAAATGCGTGGTGGTAGTGCATGGAGCATCCATTCTTGGGGTGCAGCATTAGACCTTGATCCTGATAACAACCAATTAAAGTGGGGGAAAGATAAAGCCGCCTTCGCTAAAAAAGAATATGAACCTTTTTGGAAAATTGTAGAGGGTGAAGGATGGGTAAGTTTGGGACGCTCTCGCAATTACGATTGGATGCATTTCCAGGCTGCGTTGTTATAACAAAGCTTTCAAAACCTTTTCCAATTGTTCTCCACCCAAGTTTAAACACTTCAAACTTTGGTATTCACCGCTTGAAACCAAATCGGATTCTAGTTTTGGAATATTTTTCCCACCGCACAAGTTTTTTTTGCAACAGGTTTTAACCTTTTTGCTAAAAGCTTCCAGATCGTCGATATAATCTGAATAAATTTCTGGATTTTTATCGAAATCAAAGAAATACACCTTCATGTTCAAGGCTTTGGATGTTTCTTCGATCTTAGCTTTGGTTTCTTCGATGTGTTTTAGAATATAATCGTTCGTGCATCGGTTATATTTTTGAATTTTACCGTCTTTTAGAAGGTTCCATTCGTGTAAAAAGTCCAAAGTGTCCAACGCTAATCGTTCGACGTAATTCGACACCGAAAAAAGCAACAATCTTTCGGATAAGACGCAATAAAAACAGTCTTTAAAATTTATCATCGCTATCAAGTATAGCGGATATTAAAATCTTTTCAACTATTTCGACGGGTAGAGCAGCATTTGCATATTTCAAAGTCGCTCGAATGTCTTTGAACTCTTCAACAAGCCTGTCTTTGATATTTTCAATCTCTTCGGTTTGGTTGGCGTCTTTTCCTTCGATGATTGGTGTTTGCGATATGGCAAATGCTTCCAACAATGGTTCGGATAAACGCAAAACCATTTCTGACAATCTTTTATACATTCGATCCAGCGGGGATTTGTATTTTTTGTCGTTTTTTTGTTGCAGCATTTCTAACATGTGCGTCATAACTGCTGATTTTTTAACTTGTTCTTGGATTTGCATAAAGATTGTTCCGCCTCTTACGTGATAATTGCTGTATGGATTGTATGCGCAACCGCTTCCGTAAGAAGTTGAGCCGCAATAGATGCATTTGTTGGGTTCGTCAGCATGAACGTGTGTATTTGTTGGACTATAAATACACGGTTGTCCATAAGACGAGGATGCGCAATACATACATTTCATTTTTTTATTGTTCCACCTTTAAATCGAGTATTCTTTGTTTGTTTTCGGCCAAAAACGGTTTGGCTAATTCTATTAAAAACTTATCCTTGTAAATCATTACATTACCTGTTTTTATAAAGTTATATTCTTTTAAATAACAAACATATACATTTTTATGGGTTATTTTAAAAAACAATAACCAAAACGGTTTATTTGTATGACTCGCTTGTGAAATCCAACCATCTAAAACTGCGCATTCGTCGTTAAAAAGTGCATGAAAAGGAAAATCTTTATAATTTTTAACCTCTAAACTTAAATGATCGAGTTCTTCTGGAACAACAATATCCCCTTCGTTTAAATTTTGTTGTTCTTTTGTAAAATTATTAAATTTAGATATATTTTTACCACCAAAAAACGAACCCGATCCAAAAACTCGCATAAAGGGGAGGTTAAAACATTCCGACAACATATTACATACTGCCGTTTCGCCTCGCTTTCCCTTCGCTTTAGATGTATTAGACATTTGATAATCGATTTTTATAACTATCAACTTCTAAAAGTTGATAAGATTTTATGACACAATTGGTTTTAATCATTTTTTTAATTTTAAATCTAGATATTTTCAAATTTTTTTCAGCATCTTTAATATTTCGAAATTCTAACAATTCTCCACTCGTTACATTTAAAAATTTTAAATATATCCAAGTATTATATCCGCTATGTTGTTTTCCTATTTTGGTCATATCTGCGCCCACCAAACACCATCCTTTCACAGATTTTTGATCGCCTTTTAAAATTGCAACCAAATCTGATCGATTACAGGATAATTCTTTAGCCGCTAAAAAACAATATTTCCATTTTTTAATTTTTCCCGTTTTAATATTCATCAGTTCTATACTTCTTTTACCTTTATATATCGGCGGTTTTGAGCATATAGGATTAATATTTAAACACAATTTATTTTTTATATTTTTATCCACATATTTTTGCTCTATATCAAAATAATTCACCACATTCGGATCAAAAATTTCTAAAATTTCTACATAAAAAGCACTTTTACCGTATTTGTTGTATACATTTTGTAATTTTTTATTATCATGTAATTTTTTATTTAAATTTCGATAATGTTCTAAAAATCTTTTATATAAATTTTTAGAACTTCCGATGTAAAACTTACCATTTGTATCACACAAAATTTTATACACACAAGAAATATTTAATTTTGTTTTTATGATATATTCTAACGGGTATTTTATAACCATATTAACTATTTATATAGAATACCTAACAAATTAAATTTTTATTTTTTGATTTGTTTGCCACGTTTTTTCTTTGTTTTCTTTTTGGCGGTTGTTAATTCGGGAAATGTTCGTCTCTGAACCTTTCCTAAGATTTTCGGAACTCTTGCATCGTTTGGTGCGTAGTGATCACCGGAAAATTGTGTTGCTGTTGCCGAAACGTCACCAAAAACGCTCATCGCACCCGCCGCAGAATTTTCCTCAAGGTATTCCAAATATTCATCAGCTTTTTTGCTGAAAGAACTTTCTTTCATCGTTCCTACAGCTTTGATTTTTTCTTTTACTTGTTCTGGTGTAACTTTCATACCCATTTCGATCACCCAATCTCTGACGGCATTTTTAATGCGACCAATTTCTTCGCCTTTTACGTTCGGCAAGAGTTCCATGATCATTTTACCATTAATTATCGTTCCCATCTGTTTTTCAAATTCGTTTACTGGTTTGTTTTCAAACTTTTTCAACACATCTTCGACTTTACCCATCTTGGTTTCGAATTTTTCAGGTTCAAATACGTGTAATCGGGATGCTTCGTCGGAATATATAACATCTTTGAGCAAATCCCAATGTTTGTTGTGTCGTAATTGCAAAATTTTCTTATCGTTCATCTTATCGATGTTGTGACCGCGCATATGGTTCTCTATTGCATAGTTGATAGCCTCTTTATCATCGTTGGAGAACTTCAAACGTGCAGCTATCCCGTTAAATATCGGAACACCCGCCGCTTCGTGACCATAATAAGTTGGTTGGTCGTTTTTATAACCTAATGTGGTTGTTTTGCCCAAATCGTGAAACAATACAGCCAAATTTGTTAACGGGTTTGTCGATTTTGAAGCACGTAAGGCTGATAAAGTATGTTCGTATGGTCCACCCTCTGGATGGTGCTTTGGATTATGCTTCAACCCTTTCATTTTGTGAAATTCTGGTATCAATCTTTCTAGGATTCCCAATTCGTCTAATTTTTCGATGAATCGGGCTAAAGATTCGCCAGTTTCCGCCGATTTGAAAAACTCATCACGAATTCTCTCTACTGATAAGGTTTGTAACGAGTCTAAAAGTTCAGTTGCGCTAGTTAAAGTGTTTTCATCCACATCAAAACCTGTTTTAGCAGCAAATCGCAACAATCTTAGTATTCTCAAAGCATCTTCTTTGAATCTTTTCTTTGGATCACCAACCGCTTTGATTATTTTGTTTTTTAAATCGTCTAACCCGCCAACATAGTCTATAATTTCACCGTCTTTGTCGATTCCCAACGCATTGATCGTAAAATCTCTACGCATAGCGTCTTTCTCAAACGATTTAACGGCTTTTACGCTATCAGGTCTTCTATTATCAGTATATTCTCCATCTTCCCTGAATTGAGCGACTTCAAAACTGAATCCGTCTTGTTGAACCACGACAATTCCGAAATCTTTGGATTTTCCGATGTCATGCGTTTTAAAAATTTGAGATATTTGTTCAGGATCGGCTGATGATGCGATATCCACATCTTTTGGCTCTTTGCCCATGATGATATCACGAACACACCCACCAACAATATAAGCCTTTTCTGATAATTCGCTTTCGATCCGATTTAATACCTTAACCGCCGCAGAATACATTGGATTATCGGGAACTTCGATGCGACTTTCTGTTATGCGCTTAAAAAAACTGTTAAATTTGTTTGACATTGAAAATACTTACTTGACAATTCGGGCAAGAATATGTATAATTACAGAATGTATTCGGAATATTACCAAAAGATTAAGAATGTATTCTTAATACATACAGTTGTATCCAGAATTTATATATTTATACCCACCCTCCCGCCCTTCTATAGAATATCCAAGATTCTGGAAAAGTCAAGTATTAAAAAATTTGCAATTGTATAATAGTATAGTATAATAGTTTACATCGTGGAAGTTTTAGACCAATACAAAGAAGAAATCAAGGCTGACGTTAAAGTTGACCAGTTGAACATACTGGAAAAACAATTAATGTTGCCAGCGTTGAAACACAAGTGGGTTGCTCGGTTAATCGACTGTAAAAAACAATTGAATAAGCTTAAACGTAAAAAAAACGAGCTAAAGGCCAGTGTAATGGAGTCTATATCCAAAAGCATTCCGAGTAAAATTCCAAAAGTTGCGTTGGAGGCAAAAATCGAATCATCTGAAAAGATAAAAGAAATAACAGCAGAGATGGATGAGATAGAAATAATAATCGATTATTTAGAAAGGGTCGAAAAGATATTCTCAGCTATGAGTTTTGACTTCACAAACATGGTCAACCTCATAAAAATGGAAACAACATGATAAAAATTGACTTTTCAGGTAAAAAGAGAAGCCTTTTACAATTTTTTGGAGATGCGAACGAGTTGGAAATCATTCGGGATTCTTTTTCGGTCCCAAATCCAGCTTATATTTCTAAAAAAAAGTTTATTCCCGCGAGACTATACGCAATTACTCCTAGCGGTAGGTTTGATATTGGTTTATTAGATGCAGTTTTGGACGTTTTAAAAGAGTATGCCTTTGCTTATGAGCTTTCGGATGCTTTAAAACAGTATTTAAATTCGTTTAAACGCCCAGAATTTCAACTTTCTGTCCATTTAGCCCTTCCATACCGAGATTACCAAGAAGACGCGATAGAAAACTGTGTAAAAGCAGGAAACGGTGTTGTGTTGGTGGGAACGGGTGGTGGAAAAACACTTTTAACTGCTGGTTTGATCGAAAATATTCGAACTGCGATAGGAAAACCCGATGCAAAGGTGTTAATAACCGTTCCAACGCTACAATTAGTTGAGCAAACATCAAAAGATTTCGAAGAATACGGGTTAACCAGCATTACCAAGTGGTCGGGAGACAATAAATTGGACCACACGGCAAAAATTATTGTTGCGGGAACCCAAAATTTAACAGGGAAGAACACAGACTTGTCAGTTTTGGCTGATGTTGATATTTTTATCGGAGATGAAGTTCACGTTTATAAAAAAGCGAACGTTTTAAACAAAGTATTCAAATTTATTAACACGCCATACCGATTCGGATTAACCGGAACGATGCCGTCTGAAAAAATTGATCAATGGAACATCATCGGCAAGTTCGGAAAGGTGTTATACGAGAAAAAAATCGAAGAATTGAAAAATGAAAAGCATGTATCTGATTTTAAAATCTATATTTTAAACATCGATCACAAAGGGAAAACGTTTTCGGGCGATAAAAAAACACCAGCCTTGAAATATATGAGGGAATTGAAATATTTGATAACAAATCCCAACCGCAACAACATTATTTCTAATTTGGCGTCAAAACTCGACGGAAATACTGTAATCATGGTGGATCGTTTGATAAACGGAGAAGCTTTGTTGAAAAATTTAACACATAAAGCACCCAACCGCCCAATATTTTTCATTCAAGGTGAAACCGAAGTCGAAGACCGTGAAAAAATTAAAAATTTGATGGAAAATACCACCGATGCGATAGTTATTTCTGTTAGCAAGATATTTTCCACAGGTATTAACATCCCAAACTTGCACAATATCATTTTTGCCAGCGCGGGTAAAGCTAAAATCAAAATCATTCAAAGTATTGGTAGATCGTTGCGCAAACATCCGACAAAGAAAAGCGCAAAAATTTTCGATATCTCGGATAACACTTACTACGGAGCAATTCACAAGGAAAAGAGAAAAGAATTGTATACCGCCGAAAACTACCCATACGTAGAAAGAAATTTATGAAAAGAAAAAGAAGAATAAAAATCGAAGACCTGATAACCGACGATGAAGAAACAATTCATGAGGTTGAGAAGGAGATTGTCTTGTATGATATCGATCATCCAGAAGAAGATCACATTCTTTCATCATTAATAAAAGATGAAGACTCTGACGAAGATGTTGACGAAGATGAAGATGAAGAACTCGATGATGACGAGGAAGCACTTGAAGATATTGTTGACGAAGAGGAAAAACCTGTTAAGGCTGCGAGAAAATATAAGATTAAAAAGCCCGACAAAGCAAAATTTTATATACAGCCCAAAGAGTTTGATGATGAAATCATAAAATATTACAACACCGGAGTAATGTCAGACGAATTAGCCTTGATGGTGGAAAAAATTGCAAACAAATTAAGCTTTAGTCCAAACTTCATCAACTACAGTTACAAAGATGATATGATCGGTGATGCAGTTGTCAAAATGATGAAAGCTTTGATTGGGAAAAAATACCAGCACGACAAAGGGAGCAATCCGTTTTCGTATTTTACCCGAATTGCTTTCAATTCGTTTATCTGTCGGATCAAAAAAGAAAAGCATACGCAAGAAACTCACGAAAAATATCGTGATGAACTCTTGATGTTTGCCGACAACTATAATACAATCACAAAGAACAGAAATGTTAGAATTATACCAGAAAATTAATATGAAAAAAAGCGATTATTACATGTCTTACAACCGTTTGATATACGGTGGCGAAAACTGTTATGATGTAGCGGCAAACCCATTGTTATACAGTCGTAACAACAGAATAACATCTTTATTATTTGACGCAATCGATGATGTAGGCAAATCACAATTTAAATTTCATGCAGGAGTAGATATTATTGATATTTTTCAACAACATCCGATGTATTGTGATATTACACCAAGTAAAATACGGTTTGAAGAAAAAACCGCGACATGTGGACATTTTTCAACATGCGGTTGTCGAATACTGGTAGAATTAGATTTTGATTTGCACCGAAAAACGTTAATATGCAATGGTGAAATTTTAATTTCGGAATAATGGATACATTTAAAAGCAAAAAGATCGGAATGTTATCCGATTTACATATCGGTGTTCGCCAAGACAGTGAGTTGTGGCATGAAACCGCTTTGGATTTTGCGGAATGGTCTTCGAAAAAATTCGAAGCTTTGGGGATAACCGAGATTGCCATATTGGGAGATGTTTTTGACAACCGTTCTGAAATATCTGTAAGAACTCTAGGCGTTGCGCAAAAATTCTTTGAATATTTTAAAGAATTTCAACTGGTTGTTCCGGTTGGCAACCACGACTGTTACAAAAAATATGATAGTGATGTCCATTCGTTGGGATTACTCAACGGTTGGAAAAATGTAGAGATTGTCGATACACCCAGAGTGTTTAAAACAACAATGGATAAAACTATTTCTGTTTTACCTTGGGGAACGAGTTTGGAAGAAATGCCAACCGCAGATATCATGTTCGGACACATGGATATCAAATCGTTTTATATGAACGGTTACAATTTGTGCGAACATGGGTTTGAATCAGCAGACTTGTTTTTAAAATCCAGATATGTCATATCAGGACACTTTCATAAAAGAGATTTGAGAGAATACAGCAAGGGAAAAATCTTGTATTTGGGTAGTCCGTATCAAATGAACTTTGGGGAAGTTGGTGACGAGCGCGGAATTTATGTTTTCGATCTTGAAAAAGAAACGTTCGACTTTATCGAAAACACAATATCACCAAAACACCAAAAAATAAAAATTAGTGAATTGATATCGAAAAAAATCAAGAGTTCCGACTTGCAAGAAATGGTTCCAAACAATATCGTGTCGTTGATTGTTGACCATCCGATAAAACCCGACACCCAAGCGATGCTACTTTCGAAAATTCAAAATCTATCGCCAAAATTCTTGAAACCAGACTTTGATTTGCCAGATATTGACATTTCTTCTGACGGTAACGATGGATCAGAAGCGGTGGACATCTCGGTAATCATCGATGAATACATTGACGGGTTGGATACCGAAAATAAAGAGCCGATTAAAAAATATATCGGAGAACTCTATCAAAAATACGCCGTTTAAAAATTTGACAATGCGCAAGATATAAGATAAGATTGGTATTGTGAATATTAAAAATGTTTTAAAAAGCTTTTTGACCTATTATGATGTGTCAAGGCAATCTGGTCATACGACAGTAATGTTTGAAGGCATAAAAAACCTTCCAGAAACACAAACAGCTATCGTAGTTGCGCAAAATTTTAATCATGCAAAAATGTTAGAACAAGAACATCAACACCCTAACGTTTATTATGTAACACCATATTCGGCAGACGCACGATTACGTGGAAGAAAAGGTCCAATGCTTTTTGATAATTTTGCTTTGATTAATATTTTTGAGGAAGCATACCACTCTATAGAAAAATTGGAACGCGATGTTATGATGGCAAACAATAAACTCGCAGCAATTAAAAGTATATTATAAAATATGGAAGATTTAAAAAACACTGATGTTGGAATTGGAATATTGGACATTTACAGCGATGCGTCACTGAAACGATGCATTGAATCTGTAATTCGTTCAGACGCAGCCCAATCACCATCATACATCATATCAAACAAGAAAATAAAAACGTCTGATGTTGAGTTCAACAAGCATATTACACACCAAGTTAGTATGGCGGCACTACGAAATCATTGTGTGGCGCATTTTAGAAGCATGGGTGTCAAATATATATTCTTGCTCAACTCAAACGTAACGATTACCGATCCAGATTTTGTTAAAAATACAATAAAAACCGCCGAAACGTTCGGAACTTGGTTTTTAACAGGAAACAACGAAACACCAACCATATTAGATGACGATAGCGGTCAAAGTTTGGAGATTAACAACAAATTAAACACGGATTTTGTGTTTATTCGGTCTGGTGTCGCGGGAACTTTGGGATATTTCGACGAAAGATACGTCAACACCAAAGATTTGGACGTATTGGACTACATCAACACGGCCAGAAAGAACGGGATGTATCCAAAACATCCATTTCACACAACGGTTGGTCGTGTGGCAACATACGAAAAAGAAAAGATTGAAAGAATCGATCACAGCGACACGTTAGATGTTGAAAACAGAAGCGTTGGATTTTCTTATGGATATTTCAAGCACAGATGGAATTACATTCCCGACATGGAAGAAACCGAAACAATATCCAAAGAAGATTTGATGGTTTTCATGGGAGATTTACAAAAAAATTATGGAAAATCCTGATATTGTATACACAATCGATCTGATTCAACCAGATGTGCCAACGGCAAATGGTCGAATTTATAGCAAAGATGTTATCAACGAGATAGTCAACAAAACCAATCTTAATATACTAAAGAAAAAACCAGTTCTTTTATATTCGACGCTTGGAAACGATTTAACAAATGCTGTTGGAGTTGTTGAAAATTCTAGACTTGTTAACGATAGAATAGTCATCGATATAAAATTGTTAGATACAACAACCGCTTTGGTGGTAAAAGAACTTCTAAGCGACCCAAAAACATTTTGTATAACTCCCACATCCGTAGGAACGGTTGATGAAAATAACCGTGTAACCTCTCTTGATGATGTGCAATATTATAACATAGCACCTAGAATATAAAAATTATGAAAAAAGAAATAAAAACATACACAGATATGGTCGAAGATTGTAAAAACGTCCTTTCTGAAAGTGACGCGATTTTGCAAAACGCGATGAAAAACGTTAAAGATGCTAACGGCGCATCTGACGATGATAAAGAATTTTTCGGAGAATTGGAAAAAATTCTGAAACGGATGAAAAATTTTAGTAAAGAACTTAATACAAAATAAAATTTATGGAGGGCTTGCAGAAAGATTATGGAAAAAAATATGAATAAAACAACAGAAAAATGGAAACCGTTATTAATAACCAAAAGACCAACAGACGGTTCTTTTGTGCTGGAAGAATATCACCAAGAATGTGCTGAACACTTGGAATATATAGAAAGAAAATTCTCCAAAACAGACGAAAACAAATTTAGAGAATATATGGCCTTCTGCATACAATGTTATCGAGACGGTGGAAAATTTGGTGGAGTAATTGAACAAATTTTATAATAAAACAAAACATGAAGAATATAGAAGAAAAATATAAAGATATGCTGGAAGATGGTAAAAATCTCCTTGCTGAAAGTGGTGAGATTTTGCAGAACTCGATAGAAAAAACGAAACTACCAACAAAAGCTAACAGAGTAAAACAACAAAAAAAGGTTGATGTTGAAAGAAATAAAATCATCGACACCCTTTTGAGCGCAAAAGAGAGAAACCAACACAAATACGTCGAAAAAGTATTGGAAGACTTTCGAAAGAAGGAAATTCCTGTTATCTTTTTTGCCCAACTTCCGTTCGTCAACAAAACTACCGGAGAAAAGGAAGCAAATTTGATTCAATATAACAATATTGGCGCACTTTACGGTCATCATCCAGCAACTTTAGAAAATGAATTGGAGAATTTGAAAAATCAAAGAAATACACACATTTTCAACCGATCTTTGTTCTACCAATTTGTTTATACCTTTTCAGGGATAAACAGTTATTTGTTCAACATGAAAAAGGGTGAAATTTTTGAAAGCGCAACAGTCGATGAACTTCTTTCGAGGTTTGTTTATAGCCTTAAAAACATATTCAATGGAATGTTTTATAGATACAAAGATTCGGTTCTAGAAGAAATCGATGAAAAGATTAAAAAGTTAGAAGATGAAAAAAAATAAAATAGGAATCGGATTAATCACATGCGATAGGCCCGAATTCTACAAAGAATCGATGGCAAGTGTGGCGAAAGCCGTTGAGCATTTGGGGATTGAACACATTCTTATTAACGATGGTGAAGAATTACCATACTATCCTCGCAATTACATCCAAACTCCTCGCAATTACATCCAAACCAATAAAAAAATTGGTGTAGGTAAGGCTAAAAATTGTGCATTAAAATTTTTGATGCGTGTCGGGTGCGAGCATATATTTTTAATGGAAGATGATATTGTCATAACTGACGATGCCGTGTTTCAAAAATACATAGACGCATACAAATCCACCGGAATCAAACATTTTAACTTTGCTTTGCACGGCAATCACAATTTGAGATATGATAATAGAGAACCCGCCATTAAAAAATCTATTAAATATCCAGACGATACCGTTATAAACCTATACCCTGAACTTTTGGGTGCGTTTAGCTACTACCACCAAAGCGTTATACAAGGTATCGGATTGATGGATGAAAACTTTTACAACGCCTTAGAACACGTAGACCATACGTATCAGGCATATTTAAAAGGCTATACCTCACCGTTTCGATGGTTCTGTGATATAGCAGATTCAGAGTTGTATTTGAAAGATATCAAGCCTGATCACCAAAATAGTGTTATCAGAGACGAAACCTTTATGAGAAATTTCCAAAAAGCTTTAGATTTCTTTATCAAGAAGAACGATTTTAGCGTGGTTATCGGTTACGGACCACCAGAAACTTTTATATCAGAAAAAGAATGTCTTGACTTTCTGAAAAACATATACAACAATAGAGAAACTTAAAAATATGAAAAATATAATACTAAGAGCAATATATTGGACCGCTACAAATTCGGCAATGGCCGCGCTTGCGTGGTATGCAGTAAACGGAAGCATGGGAGCAGCAAATGTTTTAGTGTTTGTAACGTGGTTTGTCCTTTCGCTAGTTTCTCTTTCTTTCTTTTTACCAGACGAGGAAATTGAAAAAATTCAAAAAAAAGGAAGATCGGTTCCTGCGTGGATGTCGTTTGTTTACGATACGGCGTTCGTTTTGTTTTTGGTTTGGAACGGTTGGTTTCTTACCGCAATCGCTACAACACTTACAGCAATCTTAGTAGCAGGTTTTTGGAACAAAAAGATTAAACCGAAAGAATAAAAAACTCTTATTCGTAATGCGGTCTATCAGAAACCATCGATCCGACTTCGTTTTCTGCGAAAATTCTAAGCTTTCCGTCAACATCGCCAATTATCTTTAACATTTTTTTCGCAATGGCTACAACCTCTTCTTCGGAATTTGCTTGTTTGGGATACGTGTCGATAACAGCATAGTTTGTGTAATACCACCCACCCTCTTCATGACCGCCAAATTCTCGCGTTATGTCGTATGCCGTAACATATGCTGGATATGAAACAGTGTCATCAATTGATAAAACATCATCCAATTGCATATTATCGTCGCTTGAAACGTTTGGATACCCTTGTCCGTGCGGCATATTTGTCGAACCTCTAACCAAATCTTCATCAAATTCTTCTTTGGCAAGAATTTTTGTATAGGCTTCTTCTAATAATTGGGTATCTTTATCTCTCATATTAAATATTTATTGATTTTGTTGGGTATTTTGATAAAATAGCTCACATCTCATATACTTCTGTATCAATTTTATCGATATCAAAAATTGCCTGTATTCCTGTTGGGATACCTTCTCCTTTATGTGGGCAAATATATCCAGAAGCGTTTGGATATTCGTTTAACATAAAAGCTTTTAACGCGAACGGTTGTTTGTAATAATCTGTGGAGTTACATTTTATGTTTTGCATCTTCGCATATTTTATGATTGTTTCTACATGTCTTCTAGTGTCCACAACTTCACTCGTTGGTTGTATTATGTATAAAATTTCACCATTTTTTGTATAGTAATTTAGCATAGCTTTGTTTGCAAACGGAAAACAATAAACACCGTAACCACATTGACCATCAACTTCTCTAATATCTCCACCCCGCGCCCAAACAATATTTAAGTTTTCGTATAATTCTTCCAAAATTAAACTATCCGAATCTTTCATATTTAAAATATTTATTGATTTTTCTGAAAATTTTGATAAAATATCTACATGAGCAGCATCGGTGTCGGACTTTTAACTTACAACAGACCAGATTATTACGGGAAAGTGTATTCAAGTCTGCCGTTTGGGAGATTTAGTAAATTAGTGGTGGTTAATGACGGCGAAGACACGTATGTTCCTTCACCAGCAACCGGACAATTCGATCAAACGGGATATCCTGTCATTTACGGTAAAACACAACGAGGAATCGCTTGGGCAAAAAACCAAGCACTTAAAAATCTCATCGAAAGAGGGTGCGAGCACATATTTTTGATCGAAGATGACGTAATCATCAAGGATGATGATGTTTTTGACGCATACATCGAACACGCCCAAACATTCGGCATACATCACTTGAACTTCCTCAAGGTAGCAGGGAACGAAAAAACATTAAAATACGAATACCATGCGCCAAATGGGTGTGCTTTAGGATTCTATCACAATCCACAAGGCGCATTTTCCTATTTTAACGCAAACATCATCAAAAAACTTGGATATTTCGACGAAGAATATATGAATGCCTTCGAACACATAGATTTTGAATACAATTTATCAAAAAACAACGTATGCCCACCGTTTTGGTATTTTCCTGATGTTTTAGATTCGGAAAAATACCTTGAAACCATTGAAGGGTCTGATGAGAATTCCACAATCACAAACAAAGACCAATATAAAGACAATTGGGAAAGGTCTGCCAAATGGTTTATCAACAAACACGGATATTTCACCAACCAAATTCCCGATGTCGGGATAAAGGGTCTTGAAAAATCGTTAAAATTCTTGGAAACGACATATTCCAAGAAAAAAGCAGTAAACGCTGATAAAAAACTCTCAATAATCATACCATACAGAGATAGAGAGACAGCTTTGAACCTTATCTTACCAAAATTGGAAGATTATGTATCCAAACAAGTCAAAAATTTCGATATTTCGGTGGTCGAACAAGACGATAACAATCTTTTCAACAAAGGAATTCTGAATAATTTAGGATTTTTGCTAAATCCTGATGCAGACTATTATTGTTTCCACGATGTTGACCTACTTCCAGAGTTTTCTGATTATTCGTATCCCGAAAATCCATCACATCTCAGCAGATTTTGCAGCCAATTCAATTATGTTGAAGACCCGACAGCATTGATGGGTGGTGTAATTGTTTTTCAAAAAGAACACTTTCAAAAAGTAAACGGATACCCGAACGATTTTGTTGGTTGGGGATCAGAGGACCGAGCGTTGCACAACAGATGTTTAAAGGTGGGTTTGGATGTTTACACTCATCCATTCGGACAATATATGTCGGTTCCACACACACCGAGAATAACAAATCCAGAAGAATACGACATGCATATCATCAATGGTCAAAAGCGAGAGGATGAATTTTCTGGGAAGACGGATTTTCAAAAAAACGGAATAAGTAATCTTGACATCTCCCGATATTCTGTTACTCTGGTAAATGAGAGAAAAAATTTTAAACATTACAAAATAAAAATATGAAAGACTTAGATTCCAAAGTATTAGAACGAGTATATGAAAATTTCTACGTCAGAAATTATTTCAAGATGTTTGCTGACCATTTCTTCAACGAAGAAAACCCAGAAGAAGTCGTAGAGATTGATTATTTGATGGAAGCTAATGATTTTAAGCAAGTGGGAAGATATGTCTGTTTCGCTCGCGGTAAAACTTGGCACGTTGTCGAACGAAAAGATAGTGATATCCAACTTAAAGAGTGTCATAAAATGTTGACCGAAAATCCTGATACAATTGTCGGCTTGGATAAAAGAGAGTATCCCCGACATGAATATCTTGACGGATCAACGCTTTTTATATCAGACAAACAACTCAACGGCTTTTTTTATGCCAATTTGAAAGATATCGCCAGTCATTCTTTGTTGCTACGCGAAATAGTCATAAAGAAAAACGCTGACGGTTTCGTTAAAGAGTTCAGAAAGCCAAATTCCCGTATTTTAGATTTTGAATATTCGGGTGTTGCCATACCAAAGCAAAAGGATATGGACCACTCGTATGTTTCGATTTGGAATCTCAACAGCGATTCGAAATACGTCGAATTATTAACAGATTTTGCGATATTTTTAAAGATGGAAACTCCGGTTTATCTGGAATCTTTGAACAACACAATCGCATTATCCAAACAAAGCGAAGCCAAACATATTATACTCTTGCGATAAATGAATTTAGGGATTATTGGGACAGCGGGACGAGGGCAAGATGGATACGAGCTACCATCACGATGGGAAACGATGGCTATGGTGGCAGATTCTTTTCTAGAGATATACCAACCAGATCGATTGGTTAGCGGGGGTGCGGCATGGTCAGACAGCTTGGCAACGGAAATGTTTTTACACAACAAAGGTCTAGGATATGATTTGTTTTTACCATGCCGATTCGACAAAAATAAGTTTGCATCAAAAACTGCTGGCATAGCCGATACTGCAAATTTTTACCACAAAGAATTTTCTAAGGCTATAAACAAAGACTCTTTAGAAGAAATCGGCACAGCGATAAGAGATTTGCGCTGCGATACCGTTTACCGATCAGGATTTAAAGAAAGAAATACGGATATTGCTGAAAAATCTGACATTCTTTTGGCATTTACATTCGGGGAAGGCAAAAAGTTGAAAGATGGTGGAACTTTGGACACGATGAATAAATATCTAAGTTTGAAGAAGAAAAATGCGTTCCATTTTTGTTTAAACGTAGAAAGATTATACCGATTATCATGAGTAAAAAACTATCAATTTTAATCTGCGCTTTGGAAAAAAGAAAGCAGTTGCTGGAAAACCTTGTTAAATGTTTAAAATTACAAGGTAACGAAAACGTTGAAATATTAGCAGATATCGACAACGGCGAACGGTCTGTCGGAACAAAAAGAAACAACCTATTATACAACGCATCGGGAGAATATGTTTGTTTTATCGACGATGATGATTATATTTCTCCATTTTATACATCAAACATTTTAAAAGCGATTGAAACAGGTGTAGATTGTATCGGATTGTGCGGTATTATAGTTCAGCCGAGAAGAGAACCGAAACTTTTTATTCATTCTTTAAAATACAAAGAGTGGTCGGAGGATGATAACGCATATTACCGATGTCCAAACCATTTAAATCCGGTTAAACGGGAAATTGCTATTAAAGTAGGATTTCCAGATATATCATATCATGAAGATATGGATTATTCGGTTCGATTACGACCAGAATTAAAAACAGAAACATATATTATAGACCCGTTATATTTCTATTACCCAACAAATTAATAAAATGCACGACGAACTTATAACAATAACTATAGCGAACGGAAAAGAGCGTGTTTCTACCCGATTTGGGTTAATGGAAGCAGAAATGAGTAAAATGGGTCTAAAAGAATATATGTTTGAGTGTTATCGGTTGGTGAAAATGCGATATGATCAGAAAATAATGGAAGATTTCGATAAAAAATATGAAAACCGATTCTAAAATTTTAATCAAGTTCCCGACTCGCGGAAGACCTGCGAAATTTTTCAATGTCTTGCAAGAATATATCGATAAAGCTGATGATTTATCGAGAATTGCCTTTTTAATCAGCATGGATGTAGACGATTCATCCATGAACAACGAGCCAGTTAGAGAACACTTTAAACATTTGGGGGGTAATGCTGTCAAGATTGTATATTTTTACGGAAACAATACATCAAAGGTTCAAGCAATAAACGCTGATATGGATAAAGTTACAGGGTGGGACATCGTATTGTTGGCATCCGACGATATGATCCCCGTTGTTCGCGGATATGACACCATTATCCGAAGCGATATGAATGACCATTTTAGAGATATGGACGGTGTTTTATGGTATTCCGATGGCGGTCAAAATAATATAAATACATTATCGATAATGGGAAAAAAATATTACGATGAATTTAATTACATTTACAACCCCGAATATATCAGTCTTTGGTGTGATAACGAGTTTACAGACGTAAGCTTGGCTTTAAACAAATGTTATAAATCCGATAAAGTCATCATTGAACACCAACACCCTGTTTATCAAAAAACAAATTACGACGAACTGTATGTTAAAAACGAATCTTTTTTTCATGTTGATAAAGAGACGTATGAAAGAAGAAAAGAAAGAAATTTTGATATTAAAAAAAATAATGGTATATTATTTTCCGTGCTACTTTTAGGGATTCCAGAAAGATTGGAATCGTTTCAAAAATTAACAAAAAAAATTAACGATCAAATTGTTGAACATAGCGCAGAAAAAAAAGTTGAACTTTTGGCATTAGTTGACAATAAAAATCGAAGCGTTGGGTCAAAAAGACAATCCTTGTTGGATATTTGTAAAGGAAAATATATTACATTCATAGACGATGACGATGATATTTCAAACGATTATATATTTGAAATTGTTAATGCCTTAGAAAAGAATAACAATGTTGATGTGGTAACATTTGAACAAATTGCTCATATAAATCAAAACGAACCATCTAAAATAATTTTTAGTTTAAAATATGAAAATGAAGAATATTATCCAAACGGGGTTATAAAAAGAAAACCATTTCACATGTGCGTTTGGAACACCGATATTACAAAACAGGTGAAATTTCCAGACATTTCAAAAACCGAAGATTGGGTTTGGTTGGAACAACTCTGTAAAATAGCAAAAACAGAATATAACATTCCAAAGGTATTATATCATTATATATTTAACTCTGATACTACAACCTCTCATGACTGAGTTAATCCTAACATCCCATTCGGGATTAAATTTTGGCCCAAAGGAATCAATATTTTTTAATAGTTTGAGAAAATATTATATTGGTGATGTATTTGTATTCACAAACAATCAACCTGATAATCTTTTTATTGAAAAATCCAAACAATACAATTACCACATTGTCCCATATCCTTGTATAATACATTATTGTGTTGATAGATTTTTTTATTGGGAGAGATTTTTAAAAGAAACTGAATATAAACCGAATAAAATTTTCATGATAGATTTGGTAGACACGTTTTGGCAAAAAAATCCATTCGATTTTCATGGAAATTTGGAATTTTCTATGGAAAGTATTCAACTAAAAGATTGTCCGATCAACAAAGATTGGCTTGTTCAGCTTTTGGGAAAAAATATGGGAGAAAATTTTATTGAAAAGTTAAAAAATGACTATGTATCTTGCGCGGGAGCAATTCGTGGAAAATATGATCACATTTTAGAATACTTGAAATTTATGACAGATCGTTTAAAAGGCGTGACTTCTAATTTAGATCAAGCGGTTCATAATTGTTATTATCACGCATTGGTAGATAAGGAAAGTTTCGAATCTGATGAATTATGCACGGTTGGATATCAAAAAAACTTTGAATTTGACAGTTTTGGAAACCTGTTAAAACGTGGAAACGTTGTTACATGTGTTCACCAATATATACATCACGAAGTTTTAAATTTAATAGCTAAAAAATATGAATAACGGTGAAATTTTAGAACAAAAAATGGGAAAAATGGTTGTAGAAAATCATTTGGGAGGATTTATCGACGGCGGGGATATTGGAACGTATTATCCAACGATGTGGGATGCGTTAATACACAAATACAACATAAAATCTGTTGTTGATATCGGATGTGGGAGAGGATATTCTACAAAATATTTTAAAAGTTTAGGTTGTGATGTGTTAGGCATAGACGGCTCGACGCAAGCCAAAGAACTGACCATAATACCCGAAAATTTTTTATTAAACGATTATACAATTTCTGACGCAAGAATAAAAAATTTTGATCTAGCGTGGTCTTGTGAATTCTTAGAACACGTTGAGGAAAAATACCAAGAAAATTACATGAAAGATTTTCAACAATGTAAATATGCAGCAGTAACGTTTGCAGGACCGAATCAATGGGGACATCACCATGTAAATTGCAATACACAAGAATATTGGATTGATATTTTTAAAAAATACAATTTTAAATTTTTATCAAAAGATACAGAAAAATTGAGAAATTTATCACATTTACATTTTAAAGAAAGGGGGTTATTTTTTATAAATGAATAAGTCATGCGTTATAAATTTTGCTAATGGTGCTTGGTATCAAAATGGTGCTAAAAGATTATATGATACAATCTTAAATTATAAAAACGATACATCATCATATGATTTAGTTTTTTTTAACGATTATAGTCAAATAGAGTCACCCCATCATCACGTTTTAAATTATGTTTTTAAGTTTAAAAGTTTAAAAAAAGCTTTAGATATGGGTTATAAAAATGTGCTATGGTTAGATTCCTCGATGTATTGCATCAAACCCATAGATCATGTGTTTGATCATATTAAAAATGTTGGATATGCTGTAACGTGGTCTGAGTTTAATAATGCACAATGGACAAATGATCGAACGCTAGAACATTTTAGATTAACCAGAGATGAAGCTGAAAAAACCCGACATATATATAGTGGTTGTTTTGGTATTAATAAAAACTATAAAAATTTTGAAAACTTTTACAGTTTATATGAAAATTCTTTATCGTTTTTACAAGGTAACTGGAACAATTCAAACAACAGCGAATCAACAGACTCTAGATGTTGTGGGCATCGCCACGACCAAAGTATATTAAGTTTAATTTTAAACAAATTAAATATGAACGACGAAGATGGGCAATTTTTTGAATATTGGAATCCGTCAGAGATATACAAAGAAAAAACTTGCTTTGTTTGTAGAGGTATGTAAAATAAGAATATGTATAGTCAAAATAACGAAGACGATTTTTATATAAAATTTTTTGAAAACTATCAAACAGGCGTTCAATTAGAAATAGGAGCATACGATGCTAAAACCCTTTCAAATTCAAGAGCTTTAATCGAAAGGGGTTGGACATCATATTTGGTTGATGCGTCACCATTTTGTATAACAAAATTGTTTGAAGTTTATAAACAAGATAAAAACGTCCATCTAATCAACAGTTTAATTACAAAAGAACCTAATAATAATTTAATTTCTTTTTATGAATCCCCGTTTTCGGCTGTTTCGTCAATTGAAAAAGAACATACTAAAAAATATTTTGCAGACAAAGAAGATTTTGAAAAAAATAACAAAGAAATATTTTTACCGAGTATAGATTTGTCAATTTTAATCGATTTTATTTTATACCGAGAGGAAAAAATTAACTTTCTTTCAATAGACGTTGAGGGATTCTCAGCCGATTTAGCATTGTGTTTAGATTTAAGCAGGGTTAAACCAGATTGTATTTGTATCGAACACGATTATAAGAAAGATTTACTGTTGGAAAAATTTGGAAATTTTTATGATGTTAAAATATACAATTCTGAAAATTTAGTTTTAACTTTAAAATAGCAGATATGAAATTTTAAACAGGAACGCACACAAAATAATGTGGATTTTTGGAGCAGAATATTCAGAAAAAGATAAAACTCTTTATGGTAAACACGAAGCGGGTTTTTATTCTTGCATAAATACGACCAGAGCAAGTCTGTATGAATTAATTACGGAAGGAATTTTCCCAGAGAATATCGATCTAACACATACTTTAAATTGGTATAAAGACCATCCAAATCAAAATTATTATAATATTTTATATAAAAAAGATTTGTCTAATATAGATGAAGTTAAAAATTTCAATTTCAAAAGATTCTGCCCCACAGGTATACGTTTTGATGTTTTAGATTTTAAAAATACCGATATTATAGAAAAAATATACTTCTCCCCGTCTGATAAAGTCATAACAACCACGAATTTTTTAATATCAAAATATTCTATCGAAGATTCGAACACATTGGCGGTTTTACATAGAGGTAACGACAAACATCGAGAGGCGAAACTGGTCGATTTAAACTCTTGGATACAAGAAATAGAAAATTTTTATAACGGAGAAAGAATTTTAATTCAAACAGATGAGGAAAATTTCAAAAATGGTTTTTTAAACCATTTTAAAGATAAATGTTTTATATTTGATGAAATGCTGTTTAACAATTCATATGTTTTACCCCAGAATAATCGAGAACAATGGGCTGTAAATTTTGAATCAATCATGAGAATTATTTCAAATTCTAAAAAAATTATAACTCATAGTGGAAATTGTGGGTTTGTTCCTATAATATATAGAGGAAATCTTAAAAACATAATACACCTATATAACACTGGAGAATTTATCAAATACTAATGAAATCGGTAAAATTTCAAAAACTTTCAATTCAAAACTTTCTATCAATCGGGAAATCTCCCGTCGAAATCGAGTTTTCCGAAGGAATCACCATTATTACTGGTGAAAATCTAGACAATATCGGCAGCAGAAACGGTATCGGTAAAAGTGCGATATTGAATGCCATATATTGGGTAATATTTGGTGAAACAATCGGAGAACTCAAAAAGCAACAAATACAAAACAACATAACAAAAGGAGAGTGTTCTGTTTTGTTGACTCTTGTGGTTGATGGTAGCGTTTACACCATCAAACGTGTCCTAGAACCTAGTAGCGTGACAATCACAAAGGATGGTTCAGATTTAACCATATCAACCATACCGAAAAACGATGAATATATACAAAAACTTTTAGGTGTCAACCAACAAGTTTTCAAAAATTCGGTTATTGTGACCAGCGAAAAAACGATACCGTTCATGGCACAAAAAAAGGTTGAGAAGAGAAATTTTGTTGAGGGTGTAATGAATCTGAATTTCTTTTCCGACATGCTCAAATCGGTGCGAAACGACTACAACGAGAAGAAAAAAGAATCTGATACCGAAGTTGCTCTCTTTACAGCCGAACAAAAGAATCTGGAAAACCTTAAAGTCCAAAAAGTCACCAACGCAGAGGCAAAAAAGAAAAAAATAAAGGAACTCAACGACAGAATTGATGCAAACAAAGAAGAGATAGTAGCTTTGCAAGCACAAGATACAAACGTCGAAGAAGCTTTGGCGGAAAATCAAAAGCTAATAGAGGAAACTGAAAAATCTATCCAAGCCATTAAGGATGACGCGAGATATAAAGAGTTGCCGAGCGTAATTCAAGACCTAAAGAGCAAAATTTCTGAAAAGAAAATAAGAATAGAAGCCAAGAAAAAAGAAATCGATGATTTGAAGACCGTTAATGCGGTATGTCCGACATGCAAAAGAGCATACAGCGAATCCACTTGCGATCCGACAGAAACAATCAAAGATATCACAGCAGATATATTCAAGATTGTTGAAGAGATTAAACAAATAGAGGTTGATAAGGTTGCTGCTGATAAAGAACTTTCGAAATTCGATACCGATTTGACAAATTTTGAAGCGGAAGTCAAAAAAATAAAGCTTGAAATCGATAGATTGTCAGGGTTAGACAACAAAATCAAAATTATCGAAGCAAAAAACGAAGAAATTCTAAAAAATATCAAAGCAACAGAGGAAGAAACTGACGGGATCGACGAATTAATCGAAGGTTCTGGGTTGAAAATTAAAAACTATCAGGAGAATATCAAAGTTTTACACAAAGATTTGGAAATTTTAGAAATGTCCAAAGAGATTGTCAGCGAAAACGGTATAAAATCGGTGATAATAAAAAAAAATCTGAGTTTTTTAAACGGGCGTTTAAACTACTATCTCAACCTTTTAGACGCACCGTGCCGCTGTGAGTTCAACGAAACGTTTGATGTGGATATGAAAAATATCAACGGAACCGAAATTGGATATTACAATTTAAGCGGTGGAGAGAAAAAGAGATTGGACACATCAATCATATTCATGTGGAGAGATTTTTTAAAGTTAAACACAGGAATTTCTTTTAATCTTTTCATGGCAGACGAGGCGTTCGACTCAGCATTAGACCAAAAGGCCCAAGTGAAAATTCTCGAAATACTGAGAGATGGTGTGCGTAAGAACCTAGATGCTGTTTATATCATCAGTCACAACAAGAATGTGACCAATTTTGATATTGATAATACAATTAACGTTATCAAAAAAGGCGGTATTACCAGTCTTGATTGTCCCACATAATCTTATCAACGTCTTCGTTGTCCCATATAATGTTTTTCATATTGTGTTCGATGGCAAGATTTTTTAATTCGGATAGCTGTTTAGAATTTGGTGGATAAAAATTGTTATGAGCATATACCGAATCGCCATAATGCGTAATTCGAAGCCAGTGTTTAACAAATAAACGGTCTATGAGTCTTGACCGGATATTAACAGGCTCTTTTCTCAAAAGAAAGTCGGCAAACTCTGTATGCGTCTCGTCTTGAGAAACTTTGTGTATATTTCCAAGATCATCCATCCACGAATAAAACATTGAACGGTCCTCGTTCAGCATTTTTTCATAAATTAACTCTAAAGATAGCATAAAACTATTTATTGATATTTTAAGACACAGACGTAAATATGTGATATGGCTATAAAAATTCGAGAACAGTCCAACCAACCCGTAATTGATCCAAACAGCGATCAAATTGTTTTTGAATATATTAT